AGCACGGGCTGGTAAGCAGCCTCAAAAGAATATTCAAACAAATGTTACTGAAAGTAAGTATGAGGCTGGTGGTGCTAAACTTAAACGAAAAAAAGGTGGCATAGTAAGAAAACCTAAAGCCCCAATCCGATACAAGCATAAGAAGTCGGTGGCATGATGGCAGATAAGAAGAAGCCAGAGAAGCCAGTAACACTGGGCATTGGAGTTCCTGGCAAGAAGGCCAAGGTAACCCACAAAGTTTCTAAGAATAAAAAGGGTGATGTTGTTGTAGAACACACCAATACCAACCAAGGCAAGTGGGATAAGATTAACCTCACAAAGATGGGCGGATCAAAGACTGTTAAGCAAGGTGTCAAGGCGGTAAAGAGTTGGCACAAAAACAACCCTCATAGAAGTCAAGGTAAATAATGGCAAAGGCATTCTGGAATACCAAAGATCCTTCAGACAAGGATAAAAAATTAACATCATCTCAAAAGTCTGCGGCTAAGGCTAGAGCCAAAGCAGCAGGACGTCCTTATCCAAATTTAGTCGATAATGCCGCAGTGGCAAAGAAGGCTAAAGCCAACAAGAAGAAATCTAAATGAAATTTTGTAATAAATGTAAAATAGAAAAATCTTTAGAAAGTTTTCATAAAGGAGATACAACTACTATATGTAAAGAATGTAAACGTCTTTATGATATTGAGTATCGTCCTATATGGAATAAAAAACCTTATAGCAGGATATCTAGGTATAAAAGCCATTTAAAAACCAGATACTCGCTTACTTTAGATGAACTAGTAACAATGTACGAGGCTCAGGGTGGAGGATGTGCTATTTGCAATAAGGCTCTTTCTAATCCAACAGATGAGCAAGGAGACAGATGGCAATCAAACATTGATCATGACCACAACTGCTGTCCTAGTAATACGACCTGTGGAAAGTGCACTAGAGGCCTATTATGTAGAGACTGCAACCTAATGTTAGGACATTCTAAGGACAACCTTACTACTCTTAAAAAGGCTGTAGAATATTTAGAACTAAACTCAAAGAAAGTGGGTATTGAAATTGTGTAGCACATGTGGCTGTATGAAGCCAAAAGACAAGCACGGCATGAAGACTCTGGCTGCTGCTAATAAGAAGTATGCCAAGAAGAAGACAGATAAGAAGAAGGACAAGAAATAATGGCCCTTAAGTGCACCATGAAGAACTGCAAGTGCAAGTGTTCCACTTGCCAGAAAGGTAAGTAATGAAGAAGTCACTAACCCCTAAGCAGATGAAGATTGCTGGTGCTGCAAAACCAACTAATAAGATTACTGGCGCAGATTTCAAGGCGCTTAAGAAAAAGAAGAAAAAGAAAGTAATTTAATGAAGTACACCAAGGCCTCTGACAAGAAGCAGGATGCCAAGACCACAAAGGGATTGGATAAAGAAGAGAAGGCCAAGTTTGAAAAGATGGACAAGAAGCATCGCAAGCCTAAGTCCCAAGAGGATGACCGCAAGATGGATGTTGCTAATATAAAAAAGATTAAGGCTATGTCTAAGAAGCACGAAGCCAGAGAAGGTAAGAAAGGCGAGAAGGCTGAAGACAAAAGAGAAAAGAAAAAGAAGTAAAAGTTAGGCCCCTAACACAGGGGCCTTTCTTATATCCTTGCTTTATCAGAACACCGCTGCGGTGCCTGACTACAGTTCCCACTGGTTGCGATAAAGGGGTTATTTATTATGGCTTACAAGCCTTGGTACGAACAAGTTGCTGAGATGAACAATCAGCAAGAACGTGAAGAGTTTATTCGGGGTGTGTTTGGATTCCGCCCTAAAGAAAAGCGTCCCGCTATCGCATCGCTAATTGCAGGTACAACCGCAGCCTATCTTGCAGGGGCTGTCTACGTTGGCGCAAAAGCGAAGGCGAAGAAAAAGAAGTGACCTACTTTAAAAAAGCCAGAGAATCTTTAAACAAAGCCAGTATGGAGACCACCCGCTTTATGGGTGCTCATCTAAGGTCTGAGGCTAGAGCATCAGGTTGGCCTGAAAAGATTGTGCGAAATCTTCATGTCCGTCATTCTGATGGCGCCTTTACTATTCATGGCAATCCAGATCACAAGGCTGAGATCTTAGATCTTGAGTATGGAACCCCAGAAACACAACCAACTGCTGCAATGCGTAGGTTTAGTAATCGTCAAAAAGAGGCTGAGAAGTTCTTAATGGCTAGAACTATGCGTCACTTGGATGGTTACTTATGACATTCTTATTAGATGAAGATGAAGCACTTCGTAATCTTTTGAAGGAGATGACTGTAACAGATCAGAAGGCTTCTTCTGCTACCGTTAAAACAATTACTAACAAGTCATTGCTATCTAATGTAGTTACAATTACAACATCAACACCGCATGAGTTTGAGGTTGGTGATACCGTAACTATTGCTGGTGCTTCTACTCCTTTTAATGGCACTTACAACATTACTTTAATACCAAGTTCAACTACATTTAAATACGCAAAGACCAATGCCAACATTGCTAGCGTTGCATCAGGTGGAACTGCCACACCAGGAACTACCAGAAAGGTAGGCGTATGGTTTGGACAACCTGATCAGGAAATCAGAGCACAGTCTTATCCCTACATTACTATTGATATGATTGATATTGCCGAAGATTTTTCTCGTGCTATGAGAGGTAAAGTAAAACCAGCATATTTAACTAATCCGTCTGTTATTGGAGATAGTACTCCTTGGGACACTGATGAACATAATTGGGAAATTAACTACCCAATTCCTGTAAACATTGATTATCAAGTTACCTCTTACTCTCGTCAACCACGTCATGACCGTCAAATTTTGTCTCAATTGCTTTACACAAAACTTCCTCTGAGGTTTGCTGTCCTAGATACAGGACCAAACACTGTGTTCGGCACTACTCGCCGCTTAGATGTTCTGGATATCTCTAAGAGAGACATTACAGAGCAAGGACGAAGATTATTCGTAAATGCAATAACAGTCCGTGTCTCAAGTGAGATTGCGGCTGAAACATATAAACAGATGTACAAAGTGTTGCAAGTTAACGTCACAGGTACAACTGGAAGTCAGACCCTAGGTCGCTCTCAGTTCACTACCATCGATTCGTACACTCAATCGGCACCATAAGGTCCCTTCCCCAAACTAGTTAGGAGAAAAAATGGCTTATAGCCGCCCAGGTGTTTACATCAGTGAACGCCTACTACCACCAGTACTCCCAAGTGGAGTTACTGCAAATGCTGCTGGCGCAGTTGTTGCACCTTTTGCACAAGGCCCAGAAACAGTAACGCTTGTTAACTCTTGGTATGAATTTACTAAGTACTTTGGAGGCTACAACGCTTCCTATCCAGCCACCTTCCAAATTGGTTCATTCTTTGCTAATGGTGGACGTGAACTGTATGTTCAACGTCTACTTGCTGCTAACGCTGTCGCAGCATCTAGAAATTTAACAGATGGTGGCGGAGCAACTGCTGCAACTGTTACATCTAAGAATGCTGGAACAGATGGAAACAATCTTCGTGTTGTTCTTACTGCAGGTTCTGTAGCAAGCACTTACACCCTAACTCTTTATAAAGAGTCAGGTGTTGCTAATGATATTAACGATGATGTTTTATTAGAGAGATATGAAAACATTGTCTTTAATGATTCAACATCAAGTGATTATGCACCAACTGTAATCAACCTTGTTTCACCAAACATTTCAGTATCTGTTGCTGGTGGATATGCAGGTGCTTCAATCACTCTAGCAACCTATCCACTAACAAGTGGCTCAAATGGAACTGCTACTGCTTCAACTGATTACACCAACTATAAGGCTGGTGGCGCTTCGGTGTTTGAAAGATTTACATCTCTTGATCGCCCATTAGTGCTATTCCTACCTGTTGCAAATGCATTAGCATCTGGAACCGTAGCAGTATTTGATGCTGCAACATCTTGGGCAGAAGATAGCAATGGCTTTGTTGTAATTGGAACTGATCCAGATTTAACAGTAGCAAATGCTGTTTCTTTTGCTGGATCTCTTACTGATACAAGCAATGCTGCTGTCTACTATCCAAACATCTTTATTTCAGATCCATTAGGACGTAGTACAGGTGCTCTTCGTAAGATTGAACCTACAGGTGCAGTAGTAGGTCTTTATCTAGCAACCGATGCAAGCCGTGGTGTATTCAAGGCACCTGCTGGAATTTCAACTCCAGTGCTAGGCGTTGTTGCTGTAGAAAAATCTTTCACATCTACAGAGTTAGACACAATGAATGCAAGCACATCCCCAGTAAATCCAATTCGCCAAATCCCTGGTGCTGGACTTTCTGTAATGGGTGCTCGTACTTTAAAGCAAGATGGAACTGCAAACAAGTATGTAAATATGCGACGTTCTTTAATTTATATTCGCAAGAATCTAAAGAACCTAACAGAGTTTGCATTATTTGAAAATAATGATGAAAGACTGTGGGCACGTATAAACACAAATCTTGGATCATTCTTAAATGAGTACCGCAACCAGGGTGGACTTCGTGGAGCAACTGCCTCACAAGCCTACTTTATAAAGTGCGATGCAGAGAACAACTCCGATGCAGATATTGCAAATGGTGAAGTTCACATTCAAGTTGGTGTTGCTCTTCAATATCCAGCAGAGTTCATCGTCATCGATCTCAGCCAAAAGACGCTGAACTAACCCGAAGGAGATAATAAATAAATGCCTACAATCATTAATAATCGGTCAAATTTAATTACCGATCCGTTACGTAACTTTAGATTTTTAGTTACGTTTAAACCATTGACAAGTGTTGGTGGTGCACCAACTAGTACTGCAACTAACAATCTTGCTAACGCAGTTACTTTTGGCTTTACATCAATCTCTGGAATGGCGGTTACAACCGATTCTATTCCTTACCGTGAGGGTGGATACAACACCACCGTTCACCAGATTCCTGGACAAACTACGTTTGCTCCTATTACATTACAACGTGGTGTAATTCTTGGAACTAATCAAAACTGGGAATGGATGAGAAACTTATTTGCAACAGTTCAAGGCGGAGGAACAACTCGTGGTAAAAACGAAAACTTCCGTTGCGATCTAGAGATCAAGGTTCTATCACACCCAATTCCATCAGCAGGTGAGACTGCTCAAAACAGTCCATCAACAACTGACCATGTCGCAATGCGTATGGAAGTTTATAACTGCTGGCCAACTGCTGTAGCATACTCAGACTTAAATGCTGGCGATAACGCTTTGCTTGTGGAACAGATGACTCTGGTTCATGAGGGCTTTAATATTAACTGGGCAGCAAATCTAACTACAGACGCAGCAGCGTTTTAACATACTCTAACAAAGGATAACAATGACGAACACCATTAGTGCAGCGGCCAATCCCGCATTAGCAAACCAAATGTTAAATAAGGCGTTAACTGAAACGCCAAAAGAAAGAACGCCTGAGATCGTATCTCCTTCAGATACAACTGTTGAACTTCCTGGCGGCTATGTAACTGCCGCTGGGGAGGTCATCAGAATTGCAGAGGTACGTGAACTCACAGGTAAAGATGAAGAGATAATCTCTAAAACAAATAACTTAGGCAAGGCAGTCTTAACAATTTTACAACTAGGAACTGTAAAGATTGGAAACGAAATAGCCACTGATAAATTACTTGATGAACTTTTAATAGGAGACAGAGATGCCATCCTACTTGGAATTTTAAAGGCTACCTTTGGAAACACAGTAAAGATTCCCGTGTTTGCAGATGGCGAAGAAAAATTAGTTGAAGTTGATATCAACGCAGATATTAAGACAAAGATACTTACTGATCCTGTAAATGATCGAGTGTTTATTGTTAAAGGTAAGAACGTTGATTACACAGTAAAACTTCCTAACGGAGTAGTTCAAAGAGAGATGATTAACAATGCAGAAAAAACTTCTGCCGAATTAAGCACTCTCGTTCTTGAAAACACTTTAGTACGTATAGGAGAATCTCCTGTATATAGCAAAACGCAAGTGCAAGCACTTAGCGTTGTAGATCGCAGAAAGATTATAGAAGAGATAAACAAACGAGCCCCAGGTCCACAATTTGAAGATGTAGTTGTTACTGACCCTGATACAGGAAGTGAGGTAACGGTTCCTATTAATTTAGGTACCTTATTTCAGTTCTAATGTAATTAGTTATGTAAGGCTGTTCTCTGAATGGTCTGCATTAAGTGATTACTATGAAGGTTGGTCTCTATCTGAGATAAAAGAATTATCTCGTAGAGAAAGAAGTAATTGGTTAGAAGTTGCCAGAGTTCAATATGAAAGGATGAGAAGTGGCTAAAGATCCCTTATCTCAACTCTCCAATGTTAACTCTGCGCTGGGCACAACTGAAAAGAGATTAAGTGCCATAGAAGGACTCGTCAAAAGAATTGGCGGCTTTGCTTCTACCTCTCTAAAACAAGTATCTAATATCTTGTCTCCAAGTGTTGGTCAGGGAACCAACATGACACTTGGAACAAGTGGCGCTCAGTTTAGTAACGGCGCTGGTGGTGGTACTGGCCAAGGCGGAATGATGCCATGGCTATACACCAAGCAGGGCGCTGCAACTGTTGCTGGAGTTCAAGTTGGCATGGGTGCCGCTGCTGGTGCATACGCTGCACTACCAGATCTTGGCATGACTGTATCTCGTGCAACTGGCTTCTACCAAGCATCACTTCGCAGTGGCGGAGCAATGAGTCGTGCTGGTTTAGCAAAAGCAACCTTTGGCGCATTAGGTGGCGGAATTACTGGACCAGGTGAAGATGCCGCAGCCGCAGCGATGCTTGTTCAAGGCTATGGATACATGCCAGGTAGTGCTGACTTTACTAGAGCGATGCGAGAAGTTGGTGGCGCTGCTCGTTATCTAGGAATGCCAAATGCAACAGCGGCTCAGGCTATTGGTGGATTACACACTGGTGCAATGGGTGGAAATCTTTATCAGTACGGTATTAGTACCTTTGATCCAAAGACTGGCAGGGCTAGATCTACAGGTGATATTGCTAGACAATTATTTGATCGAATGACACAAGGCAGAAAAGTTACTGCAGAACAGATGTCAGTAGCACTGCGTGAAGGTTTTGCTGGGCAATCATTAAAGGCTCTTGGGTTTTCACAAGCACAACAAGAAATTTTTGGCACCATGTTAACGGACATGGCGGCTGGTAGAACTATTAGCACTGACTTAGAAAACGCACCATTTAATCCTGCTAATCCAGCGAATGCACAAATGCAAATTGCTACATCAATGACATCATTAATGGAGCGTGGCACAGAGCCAATGATTGCTGGATTTGAAAAAGCAGCGGGTGCTGTTGCTGCACTAAATAAATCATTAGAAGGATTACCAGATGCCTTCTTCCAATTAAAAGGTGCAGTTCAAGGATTCTCTGGAACAAATGTTGGTGCAGGTGTATCAGGTGTTGTTGGTGGAATTGCTGGTGCTGCAGGAACACTATTAACTTACAAAGGTTTAAAGATGGCGTTGGGTGGCGTGGCATCTAAGGCTGGACAAGCAGCCACATCTGGTCTTGGTAAGGCTGGTGCTACTGCTGCAGCAGGTACTGCTGCTAAAGTTGGATTAACAGGTTTAGGAAGAGCCGTGCCCGTTCTTGGTGGAGCAGTGGCAGGTGCAAGTGGTCAAGGATTTTTAAGCACAGTTGGAATAGGTGCTGCGGCTGGTGGAATTGGTGGGGCATTTTTTGGTGGAGTTGGTGCAGTTCCTGGAGCAATTGGTGGAGGAATTTTATCTGGTCTTGGTTGGCTAGGTACTAAAGCAATATCAAGTATGTTTGGCACACCTGCTAATGCAGCACAGACATCTCAAACTGGAACACAGATGACTACTGGTATGGATCAGGGATTAATGCAGACTTTACAAAATGCTGGATTTTCTGGACAATCATTAACGACTGCTTACGGAATTGTTAAAGCCGAATCTGGTGGTAGAGCAAATGCCTACAACCCAACTGGTATGGATGACTCTTATGGTTTATTCCAAATTAATATGGAAAATAGTGATCCAAGAAATCCTAATATGGGAAGTAAACGCAATGCGGCGTATTTAAAGAAGTATGCATCTATTGGATACACAGGGCCAGAAAGTTTAAAAGATCCAAATATAAATGCAAGAATTGCTTATGATATTTCTACACAAGGTACAAATTTTAAGCCTTGGGCTACCTACACTAGTGGAAAATACTTACAACATACTTCGGGGGTTTCAACTGCAACTGTAGGGACAAGCACCGTAAATGTAAACGTTAGTTTAGCCAATGCCTCAATAGCAGAGGCTAACTCTTTAGCCAAAAAAGTAAAAGAAATATTATTAAATGATAAAGATCTTCAAGCGATGGGAAGTAAATAATGGCTGGTAGATTAATAACAAGTGGCCCTAATAAATATTCTAGACCAGGGTCTATAGCGCTTACTACAGCCCAAATCATTTCTAATGTACAAAATGAACAGCAACGAGTTAATGAAGAAAAGAATATTAAGGCTGAAAAAGCAAAACAACAGAAGGCATTACAAGCAGCGGTCTTTGAGTTTGACGTATTAACCTCTGCAAAAAAAGCAAGGTATGTAGAGTTGGCTGGATTAGAAACTAATTTAAGAAATCTTTACACCGCTTATGGTCCTCCTCCTTATACTAGTGGTGAACAGGCAAACTTAAATAATGCAATTTTAAATATTAATAATAAAAATTCAGAGATTGCTGTTCTTACAACTAGAATAAATACGGCTGAAACTTTAAAGAAATCTATTCAAAATCAATTAATATCTTCTTCTCAAGCCGCTGCTAAAAAAGAATTTGATGCAAGAAAACCTGTGATTAATCCAAAAACAAAAAAGCCAAGTGGAAAGAAATCTGTAGAAAAACCAATAAAAGGTGCTACAGAAGATCCTCCATCAACTACAACACCTCCAACACCTTTTTATACCTACAACGCACCAATGGTTAGGTCAGCATATTTTAGAAGTAAGGGTCCTCAAAGTGAAACTACCTTCAGGGGAATTTCAGATGCAGGCAATTACACAGACGCAAAGAACATGTATACCCCAATTAAATACGATCCAATTACTGGAACAGTCCTTGAGTCAGCGCCTGCCGCTAAGGGAACCATTCAAATGTCTCGTAGTCGTATAGATAATACGCAGTTCTATAATAAAAAAACCGACTCATCAATTGACCCAACAATGTATGGATTTAAATTTCTATACAATCCAACAGAGGTAAGTATGGGATGGGGAATTGCTGAAGGATTTAATCCCGAAGTAGTTCAAAGCGGCGCAGATGGTGGAATAGGTCCTGTAGGTGCTGGATTAAATCAAAGCACTGTAGATTTTACATTACTGTTAAATCGAATTGGAGACATGTCTTACTTAGATTCAAATGGATTGATTACAGGTGCGACTAATCCTTACCCAGGTAACTTTAATAAACTTGAAGATTTAAAAATGATTTACAAAAAAGGAACCATGTATGATCTTGAATATTTATTCAGAACTATAAATGGACCTAATGCAATTTATCAATCTAGTTTAAATGATAAAACTGCAGATAGAGGATATTTAACTGGTGCTCAAGTAGAGTTACATCTTGGAGACGGACTTAGGTATCTAGTAAGAGTTGGATCTATTGCAATAAATCACACTCTGTTTAATGATCGAATGGTTCCTATTCTTTCTAACATACAAATTAGTTGCCACAGATTCTACGATCCTCCAGAAATAAAGGATTAAAAATGATTTTTTTAGATAGCAGATACGTTAATGGACCTTTATTTAAGGCTTGGCATGCTAAAAAACAAGAGTATCACTTAACAGTTTTTAGAACTTACCCAGACTATTTACAAAGTTATTTTATATATGAGTGGGTTGAAACTGATCGACTAGATATATTAGCAACTAAATTTTTAGGAAGTCCTGGTTTATGGTGGCAAATTTTAGATATTAATCCTGAAATTATAAATCCAGACACAATACAACCAGGTACACAATTAAGGATTCCAAATGCTTAATCCAGGATTTCAAAATAGAAGAAGTACTTCTTTTAAAGTTACCTATCCAGACTTTCCTTCTATAACATCTTTACCACGCAGCATTACTTTACACCAAGAAATGGGTAAACATGACATTGTAGAAATTAGATATAGAAGTGTTACAACATCTTTGTATAAAAGTATAAAGACTGGAGTGCCTGTTGAAATTACTTGGAAAAATGATAAAGTATCTGGCATCTTTAGAGGATATACAAACATAGTTTCTTTTCCAATTAAACAAGATCAATATCGTGAATTAAAAATTATTTGTGTAGGTGCATCTTATCCTCTAAAAGAACAGTCTTCTAAGGTATGGATAAATAAAACAGCCCCTGAGATTGCTATTGATATTGCTAGGAAGTTTAAATTAAAACCAGTAGTTACATCTCATTCAACTAGATTTACTCAACAGTCTTTGGCTGGTCAATCCTATTGGGAAAAACTAAATGAGTTAGCAAATCAAATTGGTTATGGAATGCAAGTATCAGGAACTGAATTACATTTTCATCCTATAGATAAAATGATAAATCAATTTATGACCGTAATTCCAGTTATGTCATTTAAAGACCTGTTAACATCTCCATCTAATTATTACAGCGCACCTACTCTAGATGTGTTTGAAAGTCGTATTGGAGATTATATAGAAAATCCAGATGAGTACAATAGAACCAGAAACACAGTCAGCGGTGTTGACCCAGTAACTGGTAAAGTTTACTCATCAACAACTTCACCAAATAAAGTAGGAAAGTCTTTAAGACAAAATACAAAAGACCCATTATTTTTTCAAAATAAAACCACCGTTGTGGTAAACAGTAATGCAATGGCTAGATCATTATCTGAAGCCGCATCTCATTTGGGAAGGTTTAAAATTCCAGCAACGGGTGTTGGACAAGGGGACCCAAGAATTGCTCCTTGGAGAACTATTGAGGTAAGAGGTACTGGAGACAATAGCGATGGCTTTTGGGTTGTAAAAAAAGTACAACACTACATGCATGCCGATGGTCGATACCAAGTAGAGTTTGTTTGTGTAACCGACGGAGTTGGTGATAACAAACCTAGTGCATTTAGGCCTTCTAGTGCTGGTACTGTTCCAACAAGAGACGTGAATAGCGCTCAGGCCAGGGGGAAAACAACATCCACTAAACTAAGTGCTAAGTCGCCACTAGTGTCTCAAGGATCTGCTGGTTATAAAGTTACCCCAAGAAAGTGGACAGGTAAATAATGGCTGAAAAAGCAATTTCTCTTCCTTTTTTAATTGACCCATATGGTCGAGTGGCTTCCACCCAATCTCAATCAAAAATTTGGTCAGATAACGTTAAGTCAGTATTAGGTACTACATTACGAGAAAGAGTTATGCGTCCTAATTTTGGTACTTTAATTCCTTACTCTCTTTTTAACACAGAAAACACGGCGGCTGTTGAAATAGAGTCAGAGGTAACTAAAGCATTTACAGAGCAATTAGCGTTATTAACTCTAGAAAAAGTTAACGTAAACAGTGATCTATACACAAATGTTTTAACCATAGAAGTAATTTACGGATTACCAAACGACGAAATAGTAAGTACCGTCGTCGGATTGGTTCTTATTCAAGGTACTAAACCAATCTATGAGGAGTTGCTATGACCATAGCCCCAGTATCTAATATCCCAATATCAGTTGATTACACTGGTAGGGATTACTATTCACTTAGAGACGCACTAATTGCCCGAATTCAAGATCGAATTCCTGAGTGGACCGCATCAGACCCAGCAGACTTTGGTGTTGCTTTAGTTGAGGCTTTTGCATATATGGGAGACTTAGTTTCTTACTACATAGATAGAACCGCTAATGAGGCTTTCTTAGCAACTGCTACTCAAAGAGATAGCATTTTAAATATTGCTTTAACTTATGGCTATACTCCCGCTGGTTATAGAGCAGCAACCGTTGATGTTATTTTTTCAAATACATCAGAAGATGCGGTAACCATACCTGCAGGAACTGTACTAACTGGAACAGTTGTTAT